AGTTGCAAGCCTTGTTGGTATGAATTTAACCTCTTGCGCTAATGCTGATTCTTTTAAGATTATCATAATTAATAAACGATAATAGTATAGGTTTGTTTTTAAATGAAAAAGGACGGAACATCTGTCCGCCCAATTTCAAACCTTAAACAACACAAAAAAACTAAACTCCAGTAACAACTGTAAAACCAGCAGTAGTTAAAGTTGTAGTCAAGAAGTTAGCTGGAACTGGCTCTTGTCCTGATAATACCAAAGTATATCCTGATAAATCTCCCATTGCAGCACCCGTAACGATTGTGCCACCGCTTACTTCCATTCCATGTGCTAAACCGCAATAGAATAAGTTCCCGTTGTTATCTTCAACAATAACTTGTGGGCGTCCATAAGAAAGCAATTTGATTTGCTTATGGTCTTTAATTGTTAATTTCTTCAAAGTCAAGTTTAGAGTTTGCTCGAAGAAAGTTGTACCATTTTCACGAGATGAAGTGATTGTTTGCTCAAAAGAAGAGTTCCCTTTCAAATCATATTTGTAAGCTGTTGGTGTACCAGCTACCGCAGAAATGGCATCCGTATCTGTAACATCGTATGTTACTCCAGTAGCATCGCCTTCGTTAACAAAGTAAACGGCTTTTAATCCTCCGTTACTTGTTTTGCAAGGCTCTAATCTACCAAGTGAAATATCACAAGCCATATTAAAATAAATTAAATGATTGAAAATAAGCTCCCCGAATTAACGAGGAGCTATTAAGATGCTAATTAGTTAGCAGAGTTAGTGATACCGTAAGTAACGATATCTTCTACGATGCCATATTGAACACCAGCAGTCATTCGCATTACTACGCGAACGTTTTGCGATCCGTCCAAATCGCTCATGTCAATCAATTTAACTTCTGACAAGTCAGTTAATAAACCAGTACCGAAGAACAAGTTATCCTTAGTAGTAGCGATTGCTGTATTTGCAGCTAAACCATTTGCTACGAAGATTTTAACACCATCAAAAGATAAAGAGCCATTGTTGTACCATTGAGTACCCATTGAGTTAGTACCATTAGCTCCTAAGCCTGATGCAGCAAATCCACCTAAAGCACGAACATAAGCACGAGCAATGTTTTGTGAAACGTAGATGTGCAATCCATCATTTCCGTAAAGAGCAGCTGGAATAGCATCAACGATTTTGCCTAATTCAGCAACAACGTTAGAAGCAGTTACCGTAGTACCAGCAACTTCTTGTGCAGCTGGAAGAGCAGCATCAGCAGCTAATAATGTAGCAAAACCATCAAACTCGCCAGCGTTAGCAGTAACACCTGACCAAATGTTTGTTTCGTTCTTTGCAGCAACTTTAGCGGCAACATGAGCAACTAAGAAGTCAGCAAAAGAAGTTGGCAATACATCAAATGCGCCATATCCTTGTTGTGCTGATAACCAATCTGAATGGAAATCTTTCTTGCAAAGTTGTAAGTTAACTTGGAACTCTTCAGGAGCTAAAATTCTTTCAGTCAAAGTAACCGTAGAAGTTGCTGTAAAGTCGCAAGAAGCGTTTTTCAAGATAGCATCAGTAGACAATTTCTTGATAACCTCTTTGTACTTAATAGAAGGTTTTACCGTAATACCACCAGCTTCGATAGTTGGAGCTGATAACAATGCTGCAGCGATAATATTATCTTTAAATTCGCCAGCATAAGTTGTTGTAATGCTTGTTGTAGTAGCCATTATTTATTTATTGTTTGTTAAAAATTTTTGAGTAAACTGAATCTTCGATTGAACGAGTACGATTCTTTGATAATTTAAATGAAGAAACTTTGCTTTCTGCTTCAGGATTAGTAACGATTGCTTCAGCTCCTTCTTCAACATTTGATAATTCAACTTCTAAAGATTGCTTAGACAATTTCAAAGCCTCGTTTTCTGCTTTGATTTCTTCTAATTGATTGTGCAATGCTTCAATTTGTGCTTCGAAGAATGTTTCTTTCGATACTGATTCAACGATACGCTTAGGAGAAGGTGCAGCTGCCTCTGCTTCCATCATAGGCTCAACAACCTCTTCAGGAGCTACCTCAACTTCAACTTCAACTTCGGCTTCAGCTTCCTCTTGTTTGATTTCAGCAATAATGCCTTCGACCGCAACAACTAAGATGCTTCCATCTTCCAACTTGTACTCGCCTACTGGCATAGGTACAATACCGTCAGCAGTTACAATTCCAACGGAGAAGTCAGGCTCGAATGATTCAGCTTCGATAATGGTAATACCATCCTCAAGCTTCATTTGAGCAAGCTTAACTTCCATCGAAAGCAACGCTTTGATTTGGTTTAACTTGTTTTTGTAGTTCATACTTATTTATTTATTTAATTAATTTACGCTTACAATTGTTCTTGGCTGATTGGTATTAACAATAGTAGATTCTGAAGATTGCCCTACTAACGATCCAATTCCTTGATTGATTTCTTCGCCTTTGCAACATTCTTTGCTATATGTGCCATCTTCACATAAGCAAGCTCTATCGCCTCCAACTGGAGATGTATTTTTATTCTTCGCCATCTTTAAGTATTGAAATAATTTGGTTAACAAGTTCTTCTTCTTTAGCCATTTCTAATTTATCAGCAAAGTATCCCTCAATTGAGAAACCCTTTACTTTCCCATCCTTTACATCTTGCCAAACTTGGTCATTGTCTGCTTTCATTGAAATCATCCAAGTACCTTGTGGCAAAGAGAATCCATAAGCGTTTGACTTATCATTCTCCGTATCATCAATAATCCAAGACTCCACAACTGTCATACCCTCTACTTTGCTATTGTGTTGCAAGGTAGCATTTGACTGATTCCCATTTTTAAGGAATAATTCGGATGCTTGCTTTACCGTATCCTTCGAGAAGAATACATAAAACTCATCCTTTCCATACTTACGATAAATTTGCTTATTTGGTATTAATGCCGCACCCATCAATATCCGTTTCTCCGCATCTACTTCGGCAAGCTTAACTTCGTATTCTTTATTCAAAGCGACAAAGTTGCTCTCTATTGCGGGAAAGTCGACAAGGGAAACGGCATCAATGCCATCAGTATCTTTATCAATAATTAATTCCACGATTCTCATAACCTATAAACGATTTAAAATTTGATTGTTTTATTTTCACTACATAGAGGCAGAGCTAATGATATTCCTATCTAAGCTTTGCGCTGTTGTTACATCCTTAGAAACTACATAAGCTTTTATAGGCTGGCTTGATTGATTGCCTATTGATTGAGCTACTTGGTTAATTCCGCTTGCTCCTACTACATTAAATTTAGGAGCTGGAGGAGCTACCATTCCACCACTCATTCCACTTCCTCCTTGAATGCCTGAAGAGTTAATTGCATCAATACCTTGCTTTGCAGACATAATTGCGGAGGCAATACCTACTGCACCCGCTGCTAATTCAGCAATACCAGTTGGGGAAAAATAGCCCGCTTTAGCCGCATTCTTTTGAGTATTAATAGCAATTGAAGCAACTGCCGAAGCTTGGTCTAATATGATTCCAGCAATAGCTAAGTCTTTGTTTTCGCCAGCTACTTGTTGCAATAGTCTTCCCGCTGACATCATTACATCAACATATTTCAATTGCAAATCTTTACGAGTTTCAAAAGCTATTTGGTCTACTTGAGCTTGCTTAATTACCCTTTCTTGTTCAAGTTGAGCATATAGATTATTTTTTTCTCCTTCAAATTTGGCAATAGCTTCTATTTCTTTTGCTCTTCTTTCGTACCATAAATCCAAAGCCTTTTGGTCATTGTCTGCTTTTAAATCTTGAATCTCATCGTTATATCTTTGCTCTAATTCTTTAAGAGATTTAAAGTAATCTTCTAAACCTTCGTAGGCTTTCTTATTTGCTTCAGCCTCTAATTGTGCTTTTTTGTCTAATTCTTCTTTCTTATTGTCAGTCCTTTTGGTAGAGTTTTCTTTTTCGGTTTTAGTAAGTCGCTTTGTCCCTTCCTCAAATCGTGTAATTGATTCGTTATAGTTCTTGCTAAAGTCGCTAACGCTTGATTTAGCGGATTCCCAAGCACCTGCAAAATCTCCAGTAACAAATTTATAAACCGCACTACCTAAACTTCCTAACGATTGAACTACCGCTGAAACCGAAGAGTAAACTACCGCAAAAGCATCGCTAACATATGGCAAAGCTTTTAATGCCAAGTCAACCATTAAATTAAATAAAGGCTCAACAATAGCGTAAATACCATTGAAGATTCTTTCCATTCCAATAAGCAATGGCTGAAGCTTTTTAGTTGCTTCTGAAGAGTTATTAAATGCAGCAACTAAACCACCTACTAATGATACAAGTAAGCCAATTCCTGAAGCCTTTAATGCTCCGCTAAATGATTGAGTTGCAACTTTAGCTTTATTGATTGCAGTACCAAGCATTCCTAAAGGCCCGCCAGCATTTTCTAATGTGTCAATCCAATCAGAAGAAGCTGCCCGAGAAGATTTAATCTTATCTTCTAAATCATCAATTTGGTTAAATATCTGCTTAAACTCCTCCGATCCCGCCGCAGTATCTTTTAATTGTCTTTTTAACGCTTTTAATTGCGCAATAGAGCCTTCTAAATTGCTATTAACTTGTAAGTCTACCTCTACTGTTTTTGCCATTTTATTTGTCTTTTAATTTGCTTGTATCCTTTTTTAAATGTGTTAGGCAACTCATACTTGCCTTTAGCAATTTCTATTACTTCCGATTGTCCAAAATGGTCTAAAGCGATAAGTAAATCAAGTATCTTTTTTATCATAGCGTTATTCTAATTACAGATGTATATTGCCCCCAAGTATCAACGTTATAAGTAGGAGTGCCTGAAATATGAGGCAGTCTAATTTGGTGCGTTACTTTAGTATAACCATTATTAAATGGATTTGTAATAATTAGCAATGCTTCTGTTCCATCCGCTGAAACTTTATAAGCTGATATTGGAGCTTTAGCTTGGCAAAGCATTACTGGAATGTTTGAGCAATTGGCATCGCTGTCAGAAGTCCATGCTCCATTCCAATAAATTTGAGGCTTTAACCAACTTGTACTTGCTCCTACAATATCTCTATTTTGCATTACTTGCCAATAGCCAATATGAAACCAATCGTAAAGACCATTGTCAGCTATTGCTATATCTCCCCAATAATATACAAGCGGATTATCATTATCTACTCTATCGTGATTGTATTCTCCGCCAATAGGCATAGGAGAAGGTGACCATAAGTAAAGACCATCCCCATAAGCAAAAGACCAAACCGCAAGCGATTGATTCATTGATGGCGCAACGCTTGGTCTATAACCTAACATCGATCCATTTTGAACTCCAGTACGAGCAAAATAGAAATCGGCTTGGTTAGGCTCTTGCAAAGACCAAAAATAACCCATTACTTTTTTAGCCTTTGCGGCTTCGGCTCCGATAATATCAACAATCAATTTTCTTGTCATATCGTAGTTGTGAACAAAAGCATAAAGCAACCAATTTGGTCTGCCCATACTTACATAGTTTGCAACATAAAATGAATCATAAACATCAATAGCTCCCTCGTAAAAACGATGGTAGTAAACCGCAGATTTGCTCTTTGTCCCTAACAAGTAATAGTTTTTGTAGTCATCGTATAACTCCGTAGCTTTAGCCTCCGCAATTGTTCTATCAACGACATCGTAAAACCCATTACCTCCCGCACCATAATATCCTCTTTGGTAAAGACCTTCCGCATAGTTGCTTAAACGTGGATAAACTCCTCCTTCAGATGCCCAATCTTGAGCAATGGAATAAGCTTTACAGTTATCCCAAATTGCTTTGTAAATCGATCCAATTGCAAGGCTATCTCTACCAAAAGTAGCCACATACTCAAAGTCAAATTGCAAGTTCAATCCAGTAGATTCATTAACTGGATTGACCGAAGTGCCATTTGGATTAAAAAAGTTCAAGAATAAAGTAGCTGGAGCAGTATAATTAAAACTGCCTTCGTATGGTACTAATGTCCATTCGTAAGGATTAATTTCTGCATAAGTTTTATTTCCAACTCCATAAACCGAGTACACCCATCCATCTCTATCTTCAGGCAAAACTGCCAAAGATTCAAGTAAAGCACAAATGTAACTTACATCTGTATCGTTCTGAAAATTAGGAGTAACACCTCTAACGTGTCCGCTTGCTGCTTTAATCCAAGAATCGCCATCAAAAACGTGCCTTTTATTTATTGGTACAAATTTTAATATATTATTAGAATCCGCTACTGGATCTAAATCTTTACGCATAAAGTAATCCGTATTACTTGGAGTGCCAGTGACAAAGTTTTTAAAATACGATAGTGCGGAATAATTGTAGCCTTTGTTTAAATATGTCGAAGTTCTAAATGTTCTTGAAACGCTTCCGAATGTACCTGAATCTTTTACAACACAATCAAGAATTGGATTCAATACCGATATAAAGTCTTTCTGATTACCATTTTTATCCAAAATTGGCAATGTATTAGGGAATCTTCTAAAGTAACTAATATGATTGAAATCTTCTTTCGGGAAAAAATAATCAGGTCTAAAATAATACTTTAAATCTCCTACAACAGTAGCTCTATTTCTATCAGATGCAATATGTACAATAGGGAAGGTAAAGTTGTCAACCTCAAAACCAGGAATTACTACTCCACCCGGATAAGTATTTGTTCCCCATTTACCAATCGTAATTTTAAGGTCGTAACCTTTCATGTCCGATAAGTCAATATTTGTTAAAGCATCAGTACGATATTCGCCGTATTCTACTTGCCATTTTTTGACATCAGATTCGTTTGGCTTTTGTGTCCAAAGTGCATCCGTTAATCTATTGCTTGAATCAAGCGACATATCAGTTCCCCACCACCAGTTTCCAAAGTAATTATTAGAAACTTGAATGCCTTGTGGATATTGAATAATTGAATCGTCAACCCAACTTACATCGGTAGTTGATTCAAGAAGCTCTTGAGCTGTTCCTACAATTTTACCACTACTATTTAATGTAACATAGTAAGATTTAAATTGTGGGGAAGGTATTACATAGTTACCAGCTGGAGCTAAATTTGTTTTCTCTACGTTTGTGTAAAATGTCGTAGTCGAATCCAATAGGCTATTGTTTGCGTATAAAATAGCAGAATTGACGTCTTGGTCAAGATTCGTTAATTTTGTTCTTGCGTCTGAAAGTGAAGAGAATGCCATTTTATTAGTATAGAGTGTAGTATGTAATTGATTCGTTTGTAATTGTCGGACAACCTGATTCGCCAGTTGTTGTAATAGCTAACAAAGTACCGCTTGGCTCGCTTGTTAATACCGAGCTAATTGTATAAGTATCTCCGCCATTTGTAACTCGTTCATCCATCACAAAATCTCCTATTGTGTATTCTTCCGAATAAGCAACTGAAGCATCTTCACAATTGTAAAGTTCGTACCATTCAGTCGTAGGAACTGGAGGAGCTTCCGTATCAACTCTAAAGTCATTAATCAACTCAAGACTTACCTCGCCAGTTGTCAAATCGGTAGAATACGAGTTAATAGTGTAACGCTTATCCCTTATTACAAGCCTATCGTTTAAGTTTAAGGCAGTTAAAAAAGGAATTGGCATAATCGCCTTAATGCTTACAATTCGAGCCTTTACGCTAAAGATATTCGTAATGTAGTCATCGTAGTAATTAGCATACAAAGTATTAGTTTCAATGAAATTAGTAAAGCTTGATTGTTCAGCTCCGAAATTTATTGACCAATTAACACTTGAAATATTAGTGTCTTGACCAAATACATTGTAAGCTAACGCAGTCGTTGTTGTAGAGCCATCGTTTATTTTAAACGAAGTAGAAGTTAACGATCCATATTCATACAAAATAACTGGCTTTGGTATGTAATTATCAAATCCTACTTTTAAAGAATAGCCAACTTGTAAGTCAGTACCTGTAAACTTTTGGAATAATAGGTTTTCAAATGGAACTTCAATCTTGTATTCTTCGCCATCGCTATCCAACTCATAATTTAAATCTCCGTATTCATGATTCGCAATAGATAAGTATTGCTTATTCATAAAGCTCTCACTTGGCTCGTAATTGAATTTAATCTGCTTGTAAGCCTTTTGTCTTGCAACGTTAATTTCGTCAGCTACAATGTACTTAGAAATGTCTTTAATTTGTCCCGCATTATACCAAGCCTCAATCTGCTCAATTTTGAATATCGAATCCTCAACCGAATAGCAAGTAAGATTAAACATTTTTAGAATTCCCATAAAGAATTCTTCCAAGCTCATGTCGGGCATATACGAAGCGATATTTAAAATCGTTTCCGTAGTTTGGCTTGTACTTTGAGTTACCGTTACATCGCTTGTTATTGTGCTTCCTACTTTTGTTTCAAAGTAATAAACCGAAGTATAAGTTACTGGAGAAGTAGCTGAAATATGAAATGTGTAAGCTCCTGATTCGCCAAGAGGAGCTTCCAAGTACATTGGCGAAGTTTGTGTAACATAGCTTTGCTCACTTAATTTAATTCCGTTACGATAAACGTAAAAAGTAAATGGAGTACCTGAAGAAGTAAAGGTAAAAGTAATATGGCTTTGGCTTAAATAAGCTGGCGCAATAGGCTTGTTATATGTCAATGTATCCGTTAGTACATTGAACATTCCTTGAGTGCCAGTAGTCGAAGTATTTGTTTGGAAGTTAATCTTTGTAACTCTAAACTTTTGCTCGAATAAGTCAGTATTTTTCAACCATAAGAAAGCACGAGTAAATCTTGAATCTGTCAAGAAACTCCCTTGAAAAGTTAAACCTAAATTATTTGCAATAGCATCAAATATACTTGCAACTTTCATTGCGGGGAATAAATCCGAAGTATAAATTGGTGTAGCTGTATTTGATATATCCCAATTGCTTACAGCAGCTCCGCCTCCGCCATATTGCCAAACATTCTTTGAGCTAATTAAAGGGAATTTAATATCAAGATTTGCTAAAGTAGTTACACGAGTTTTTACTACCGTTCCGCTATAAGCAAAATCGTAAGAACTAAAGTCTATGTCTTTTAATTGCTTTCCCGCAAACGCATCTTTTAGGCTAATCAAGCTACCTATAAAAGTAATTTGGTAATTGTCAATTACTACATTTTTGTATTGCGCTTTTTCTAATTGAATCTTTCCTTTTCTAAATGGAATAGTATCAAGCTCAATATAAGCATCAACTCTTTTTCTTGAATCAAATCCGTTATCAATGGAATTTTCGTACCAATGCTTAAAGATAGAGTTGTTAATATCTGAAGCGGGAACGGTAAACGATTGACTGAAGTCAGTAAAGACCTTGCCAATATCATTCACATCTTGGATTGAGCTTGTAATGCTAATTGTTTCGTCCTTGAAAAGCTCAAGTCTTTTAGCAACTCCATCAACATAAATATATACTCCAACTATTACCATTAAATTACATTGTTAATTAAGTTATAAGCATATTCAAATTCCATCGTATAGTTAATATTACGATCCATAAGCGCAGTCTTTAAACTTGTGCTTGTTGTCTTGCATTCTACTGGCTTGCCATCAAGTAAAATTGTTTCGGCTAAAATTAAGTCTTGGATTAAATCCGAATAATTTTCGTTTACCCACCCAGTGTTTAATACTACCGATTGACTTCCATTAATATTAAATGAAGTGCTTTGTGGTCTGCTTGTGTTATAATCAATCGCATCAGGCATCATTTTGTAAGTAGTCGATTCCGTACTGATTGAATTAGTTTGAGCCTTAAAAAAGCTTAAGAATTGCCAACCACCAAAACGATTTATAAATGAGCATACTACTGGAGTATATTTAACTTCGCAAACTGGAGTAACTCTAAATGTTTTAGTAGTAACTACAACTCCACCTGACCAATAACGAATCGTTAATGTATTCCCATTTTTATACTTTACCGAAGAAGTGCTAAATGGAATAGATAGCATATTTTTAGTAGCTGCATCAGAAGTATTAATCAAAATAGTTAATACCTCATTTCTTCCATTCAAATCTTTATAACTAATATCTACCTTATCCCCTAATGAAGTATTTACTGCAACATTAACAAAAGGAATATTGCCTAATGTATATTGGATTTCCTTAGCTGTATCTGCAAGCACCACAAAATGATTTGAAGAATCAGTTTTATTATATCCATCTAAATATTTTGTATATCCATTTACTCCGATATAGTCAATAGTATCTACCAAAGTGTACGACCAGTAAGTAGTTTCCTTGTATCGCTTAACTCTTACATTGCACCACATTGAATTATTTGATTCAGTTGGAGCTATGTTATCAATATATTCACGAATGAAAGAAGAAATATTGTAGCTATTTTCAGTTTGAGTTGCGGAGGCATTACGCTTACTTAGAGTATAAGTAGCTGAAGCTGGCACTGAAGCTGGAGCATTCCAAATAAATAGCTCAATTTTACTACCTACTTGCCCACTTTCATCTATTAAAATAAAGTATGGGCTTCTTGCATTAATTATCATTTCGTATTCGTTAAATTATAATCTACTAAAGTGTCAACATCTGCTGCAAAGGAGTTAATCATATCGTTCTCAATATACTTCTTGTATCCAGCTTGGAATGGTTTGGTAAAAAACAAAGTAGATTCTAACCCCTTATTCCAAATGCTTCGAGTAATTAAGTAAGCCGTTGAATCGTAGCTAAAGAACTTGCCCGTTTTTTTATCTCTAAATTGAATGCCTCTTTGCTTAACCCACTTATTAATCCCTTGCGTTAATCCACCGCTTCCGCCTTTGCTAAATTTAAATACTGAATTTGGTGCTTTGTTTCCGCTTGTCTTTCCTTTAACCCCTTGGTCTAAGTATTGCCCGTAGTCGTTCATTCGAAAGCCTACAACAGCATACTTATCTTCAATTAAAATATCGCCTTTAATTGAGTTGTATAAAGACTTCGTATTGTTATGCTTTGTCCTTGTCAAGTTTGACTTAGATTGTTGCACTACATAGTCCCTATACTTTTTTACAAGCGCATAAGTATTTTTTAACTCCATTAGCAAATAGTCATATCTTGTGGAATGCTTACATCAAAAGTTAATGTCCAACCCGCAATCTTGTTTTCAAATCTATCAACAAATGGTTCGAATGAAGGAGTGCCAGTAATTTGCACTAACTCATCAAATAGCTCTCCACGAATTAAATCTAAATACAATCTATTCCCGATTGATAATTGAGTGTTTAAAACATCGTGAGTATTATCATTGCCTTCAAATAAAGAAGTAGTTTCTGACTTGCTTTCGTCCACAATATCCATAAAAAGAATGGACAAATTAAATGAAAGAGTTTGAACGTCAGGAGTAGCGTTGTTTACAATTATATGAGTTAAAGGGAATATCGTTTGCTTATTCAAGTCAATGTCGTAAATATCCCCAATAGAAACCGAATTAATAAATCCAGTAGCTTCCAAGTAAGTTTTTAGCCTATTGACTAAGTAATAGTATCCATTCATTTTAATTGCTTATTAATCATTTTAGCTTCTAAATCATTCTTTTGTTTCTCAAATGTTAGCCATGTAAGGCACTGATTTAGAGAAAGCTTGGTAATATCATCAAATCTTCTAACATCGCCTTGAGCAAGAGCATAGAGTGAGGAGTACCATCCCCATCTTTGCCCGAATTGTGCTTGTTCAGAATACTCATTGCCTCCTGATTCCCCTCCAAATAGGTCAACGTACTTTTCAGCAACTCGTTCCCTAAATGATAAAAAAAAACCCTTGCTCCTAAAACAACATCTAATGGCGCATTCTTCATTACATCGGAGTAAGCATCCGATCCCAAGTAAGGCTCAATCGTATATTTGCCTCCAATCTTGGCTTTAATTGGTCTATATAAAACAGCCATTGCCTTATGTAACTCTTTCCAGTCGTTAATATATGTATCTAAGTCCATATATTCCCCTGATGTAATGTCCTCCATATTTGGAATGAATCCAAACTCAACTCCACCAAGCTTAAAAGTCTTTACAAGCTTATGGTCTTTATTAAACATATTAGTTAGGATGCCATTAATATCCAATATGTCCTTGTATTTAATTTGAGGCACGAGCTTTAAATCTATGCCACAAAATATCTCAATCATTTTGTGATGCAAGAATTCCGAATCTTCGTTGTTCTCCGCAATCTTTAAAAACTTTTGATAGCGAGCCAATGGCACTTCGCTTAAATCCGTAGGAATAGTAATTTCTACCTTCATAATTTATAAACGAGTTAAGTTTTTATTTGTTACTCTAATAAACAAAGTATTGCCCTTTGCTTGGATTAGACAAGTGATAAAAGACATTGTAACGGATAGCATCAATAGCGTGATTGAAATTGTCAATTACCAAGCCTGATTTCTTATCCGAGTAAATATAGTTATTAAATTCCTTTGCAATGTTTGAGCTGTTAGGCTCTAAGATAATTTCGTAATCTTGCATCATAGCAATACCATCATTAATAGAGCCAGCTGGCTTATCTACTTTAACAATATTACATCCTCTATGGCTAAGTTCATGTATTAGTCTTGGCTCTGCACTATCAGCAACAATAAGATTTTTACCGCAAATTTGCGTGTTAATCACCGCAATATCTGATGTTGTAAGCTTAGGCTTATACAAATGCTCCTTGACATATATCTTACGCTTGTTCTTATCAATCGCCACCTCTACCAATGTAGTTGGATCGATAGAGAATCCAAAGTCTTGCCCGAATGAAGATTGCAGCCTATCAGGATTAAATTCGCCAAACTTCCAATTAGTAAATACAACACCTTCCGCTTTGTCAAGCCATCCACCAAGTATTGTATGCTCAAACTTCTTAGGATTGTTTTTCTTGAGTTGCTCAATCTGATTTATAAATGATTCAGAAAGGTATTCGATATTATCTTGGTAAGTAGTATGGATGTAAGTTGTATCGCCTTTGCTTAATATTTCTCCAGCTTCAACTCCGTTTTGCTCAAAGAAGCGATTGTAAATAAAATGCTCCTTTGTTGTCGGATTCAAAATAAGTATAACCCTATTTTGTTTTTGTGAATTACGAACTGATAAGTCAATCTTATCAAATATATCCTCCTCAACTAATTCTTCCGCCTCGTCAAGAATCCAAGTCGTTACACCTTGCAATGATTTCAAGTTTGCAGTTTGAGTACCTGAAGATGTCTTAATCCCTTTGAATAGAATCTTGCTACCAGTACGAAGATTTATAATTTCGTCTTTGGTAATGCTAAAGTCATTGTGCAATTCCGCCATATCAATCTTCTCCATAAATTCGGGAATAATTGAGATGTGAGCCGAAGTTAATGTGTAACGAGTAAATAGTATGGTATGTCCTACTTCATACGTTAGAAGCAAAAGAAATGAGTTTAGGGCAAACGATTTCCCGCTCCCACTTATCGCCCCCCCGTTATAACGAAGTATCTACTACTTTCGCTAAACAGGGGGATATATTTTTTGTTAATTGTTATCATTTGAATTTGACAATCTCCTTAATATCGAAATCGTTAACCGTATGAGTTGTATTTTGGTCAATAACTTGCTTAGGCATTCCGTATTGGTATTGGAAAAATAACTTTACTGCCCAATCTTTGTGGTCTTCTAACGCTGCAACTAATGCCTCAAATGCTTTAGGCTCTAATGGCGATAGCTTCTCAACTAAAGATTGCTCTTCAGCCTTTGACTTTCTGCCAGCTCCTTCTCTTTTGCCTCCTCTTTGTTTCTCTTCCATATTAGTATTCGTTATAAATTCTTCTGATTTCTCCGATGTAATCTCTCCAACAAGAAGAACATGAAGTAGATTCCAAGTTCTCATTAAAGATATTCTTATAAATGCTTGACAATTCCCTTTGAACTACTGGAGTAATTTGGCTTGGATTAGTTGCGAAGAACTCTTTTAAATAGTTATAATCCTCCTCGTTTAAGCAATTAGGCTTTTTGTAAGGGAAGATTTTATTAAGCTTCTCTTTGCGTTCATCGCATCCGCAATCTAAACCAGTAATCTCGCTAAATAATTCAACGGCTTTCTTAATGCCCGTTGCTTCGGTAAGCATTTCTATCGAATCGCCTAACCCTTTTGGTTTTCTTTTTCCCATGATTTAATCTTTTCTTTGCAGTTTTTAATTGTATTGTAAACTGACATGAATCCTATATTAGTTCTTCTTGCTATTTCTCTCATACTTACTCCTGATTCAATCCAAAGCATGAATAGCTTCTTATCATACCAATCCCAAGTTTCGATGTAATCTTGGTAAGGTTTTGCAAGGTCAATGATATACTCATCGTTATCTTCTATTAACGAGTATTCTATCTCTTTTGTTATCTCTACCTTCTCTACCTTTTTACGGTGCAAGTCCATTGTAAGGGATCGTAGCGTAAAGTAAAAGTAAGCCTCGTTTATATCCTTTTCAAAAACTTTAATATATGCCTCTTGCACCACATCTTCTGCGTAATGTACTTCGCCAAACTTTTCCACCACACGAATCCAATGCCTATGCTTCGAGTATATGTGATTCATCGTAGTTTATAAAGTTCTTCAACGGTAAGCTTCCAATATACTCTATCATCTTCTTTCAAACGATTACTCATTGAACTTTGAGTTAGGAAATGCCATTAAGTATATCTTACGAGCAGATAAGAAAGGAAATAAGAAGCAAGACATTGAGAAAGCTATTTGGTATCTTAATCACGAGTTATCAAAATTTAAAGGATAAAACGATACTATTTCCGTTTATACAACAAAGAGATATATGAAAACTGT